TTTCTCACCATACTTTCTTTATACTTAAAGATAATATGATATAATTAATATATTATCTTTAAAGTATAATAGTTTTACTTTTATTAAGAACCTGTGCTGCAACAATTAAGGTTCTTTTTTTATTATAAAAGATTTTCGCAAAATGGACAAGTTTCCCTTTAAATAAAAATAAAGGTAGAAAAATCTCTCTTTCTGCCCTCGTCTTAATTTATTCGTTTGTCTTTAAGAATTCTTCCCTTTGTTCTAGCAATTTTCTTAATTCCTTTATGTCGTCTAGTGTAGCCTTCCTATTTATAAAGCTTCTTGCGGATGTTCTGGCTTTCAAGTAATTAGAATACTCCTTGTTTTTATATTCCCATTTTTTATTTGCAATACTTTGCTTTTCCAATATGTTTCCCCCTAACTATACTATACTAATATTAGAATATAATAAAAAAGGGAAGTAGGCAAATTGTTCCTACTCCCCTTAAATAATCTTATATTAACCTTATATACTTTGAGTGTACCCAGCCGCCATGGTCACCAAAGTAAATGTTGTACCATCCGTCTTGCTCGAAGCCTATATGGACTTTATCTCCTTTGTATTTAAGCCCTAAGATTTGTGAGTTGACACTAGCTCCATCTCTTACATTAAGTGCTGTAGCGGTTACAACTCCATATAAATCCTTTGGTTTTACATAATCCATGCATATCCAGCCACCGTGATCTCCCCAGAAGATAGATGCCCATCCATCTTTAACGTAATCTATGTGTACTGTAGCTCCTTTAGGCAATGTTCCTAAAATCTTTCCATTTATAGAATCTCTTACATTAAGAACACTTGCGGTCACTACTCCATATTCATATGGTTTATTTTTAGATGTCTCTACTGTTTCTACGGGATTAGTGTTTATTGTAGTCCCTTTAAGACCTTTTACAATTGCATCTGCAATAGCATTAGCTCCTACTCTATTATATATATCTACATCATCTGTATCTACAAAGCATATTTCAATAAGCATTGCTGGTGCTATAGTGTTTCTAATTACATAAAGTTTAGATCCATCTTTTATTCCTCTATTTCTAAAACCTAATGCAACTATATTATCTAAGATTCTCTGTGCTGCATCTAGGTTCTTTCCACCATAAGTGTATATTTCAACCCCTCTACCACCTCCAGCATTCGCATGCAGACTTACAAATATATCTGGATTAAAATTGTTACTTGCAGTACATCTTTGCGATAAGCTGTTACCTAATGATGTAGCACTAGATGGTCTTACTGATAAAACTTCATCTCCCAATGCTTTTAATTTACTTATAACTAAAGTTCCCACTTCATTTATGATAGTTTCTTCCTCTATTCTTCCTATTGCTCCACCGTCATAGTTTACTCCATGTCCTAAATCTATACTTTCTCTCATATTTATCCCTCCAATTTTTTAATAATAATAAAGAGTAGTCAAAAGGCTACTCTGCTTTAACTTTCTTTGAAACTGAATTTCCGAAGTAGAACATAACTACTCCAGAATAAATTGGAAGAAACTCTTTTACATCTCTTCCTGCTATAATGCAATAACTAAATACCATAGTAAGTATTACAGCTATTAGCCATTTTGCACTTGTTATTTTTGTTATAATTCTTTCTTTCATCTAAATCCCTCCATTTTTTAATATTAAATCTACCTTTTTATCTAAATCAGTAATTCTATCATTCATGTTTTGAGATAATATTCTATTGCTCTCTGAGAGCTCTTGATTTGTCTTAGTAACTCTATCAAGTGTAGTTTCTATCCTTGGCCATACTTTCTTGTACATGAACCAAATAAGTAATATACATAGAGCCACTGGAAAAACAAAAGTATTAAATAAAGTTGTTATGTCATTCATACTGCACCTCTCTTATTAAAAATTACAATAAAAAAAGACCTCTTCGGTCTACTCTTTTATTAAATCTTCTTTTCCATCTGCTATTAATATAGTATCTATATCTTCTTTAAACTTAGAGAACTTCTTTATTACTAAGCTGTAATCTAGAGCTCCATCTTCTATTCTCATTGCTAAATATGCTGCCATTCTATACACCTCCCCCCGCACTCATTAATATATAGTCTAAAGCTTCTTGCGTTACTTGTTGGCGCTTTTTTAATTCTTCATTCTCTTCTTGAAGTATCTGAAGAGGGGTTTTCTGAATTAAGTTACTATCTGGAGTATACTCTACAAATAATGAATTGTAATCTGTAACGTCGTAAACTTTTGTAGGGTCGTTCGGAATACATCTAAATTCTATATTTCCTCTACCGCTAATTATCTTGTCTCTTAATTCTTTTGTAATCTTTATAAATGTAGTAGAAAAATCTTCATTGTAGTTAAATGAACTTGTATCATAAAAACCTTTTATTTTTTTGTTTAAATCATATTTTAAATAAATCATAATACCTCCTAATGACCTACAGCCATCCACAGAACTCTTCTTCCTGTATTAGCTGCAGGATTCATCCAAAACCCATCATTGTCAAGTGCAGTAATAACCATATCATATCCGTTCCCGTTGCATCCTTGAACCCACTGTTGAGTAATAGTTACTGCTAAAGTTTTTGTTGGAAAAGTTGTAGGATACCAAACTTTTTTTGAACTTTCTTCTCCTGAAAATACGGTATTCCACCCACTCACAAAAATTAATTTCCCAACTCTCATAAGACCATACCCATCACCTTCTACTGTACCTGAGCCCTCATACTTCCAAGGAAGCCATCCGTAGTCAGTGTGGTAAGTTCTTGTATAAGTTTCATCAAACGGACCATATGTCCTGTAACTTTGAAATATAAGCGTTTTAGTTGGATTTGATTTAACTACTAAAACACCTGCCCTCGCTATTGGGTAGTTTGTTCCTGTCCTTGCTGACGAGTCATATTGCTGAAACCATACTCCATTTTCCCGATAATTATCTAAATTTTTATTATCACCTAATTCACCCTGTAATCCCATAGCCCCCACATCTTCTGATGTAGGCTTTCTTCCTGTGTGATAAACCGTATAGCCCTTTTCTTTTATAACTCCTCCTACGTTTAGGTCACTTGTCACTGCAGCAACTCCTGAAACTTCTAATCCTGTTGTTTTTACAAGTTTGGCTGTAGTTGTTCCTCCTACAGACACCGCACCGTTTAGTGTGGTTGAACTTCCTACTGTAATAGTGCCTTTTATGTTGGTATTTCGTCCAACTATTAAGTCATTTAGAATGTTTCCTGAACCTTGAATATTAAGCTCTTTTCCTGCTTCTGCCTTAACTCCTCCAATACCTGCTCCATATTTATTAACGAAGAAGGCTGGAAGGTTCTGTCCAATGCTAATGGTTATAGAGACATTGCTACTAAAGCCAGTATCGTCCTTATAAGTAACACTTAAATCGTATGTTCCTGCATCTGTTAAGCTTATAACCTTTATAACTTGAACTATTTGTGCTTGGCCTAAGCTGCCACTTGATACAACTGTAGTAGTTCCTTTGCTGCAGCACTTCCAGCTCCCTACTGTATTTATATTAGGTATGGAGCTATTACTTTTAACTGTTACTTGAACATCTGCTGTTGTTGAAGTTCTTGTTATTGTACCCACTGTCAAAGTTGGGGTGTTATAAAAATGTAATGTTTGAGCTGTAGTTACTGCATCAGTATAAAGAGAAGTATTATAGCTACATATTGTTCTTATCATGTACTTAAACTGCTGACTTATAGTTTGTTTAGGAATAACATGATTGTAATAATTAGTACCTTGCGTGAGGTCAGCTACCTTTTGCCATGATCCACTTCCATATGCTACATATAATTCATATTTAATATCTTCACCAAGCTTTCCACTACCTGCATTCCATTTTATTCTAACCACTTTTGAGCCATCTGGAATAAAATACTTATTACTTGTAGTACCTATTGTTAAATATGCGGTGCTTTCACTCTGTACTAAAGATATTTGTTGACTAGTAGCTGGATTGGGAGCTATTTGAAGATTTACACTTAAAGTCTTACTACTTGTCTTACTGGTTCCAAATGCATTAGATGTAGTTAAAACAAATGTTAAACTACCTTTATAGCTGCTACCCTTAAACTTAGCTATCAAGTCAGAAAACTTTATATATGGTCCAGTAGGTAATGTTCCATTCTTATAAATGCTTAATGTTACTGGAGAAGTTTTCACATTTTGATTATACACAGTTATATCATTGGAACTTAATGACATTGTAAATACATCACTATTTGTGCCAGTATAAGTGTTTTTAGCTCCACTGAATGTAAATACTACATTATCAGTATTAAATTCTATATTAGATCCACCATTTAAAGTATTTGGGGTTAATGTATTTTTAGTTATATAATAAGAAGTTATCCATCCTGATGAGTTTGCGCCATAACTATCGTGTGCATCAGCCCTAAATTCAAATACTGTACCTTCTCCATATCCACTTATATCAACATTTACTGTTCTAGTTTTATCATTACTATTTAATACATCAAAGAAGTTCCCACTTTTATTTACTGCCATTTGTATTCTATAGCCTGTTAAGTTTCCTTCATTGTCACTAGCCTCTGGGCAAGTTACCGATAGGACTTTAGTATTTTCAGCAATCGTTCCTGACGGTGATGTCGATATGATACCGCTTAGAGAAGGAGCTGTATTTGTTGAGCCAACTGTAAAGTAGCCACTTCCCCCTCCTCCATTCCAACTTGAAGAACCTCCATCACTCCTTTGAACCCTAAATCCTACACCTATGCTTGTAGATGAATTAGTTCCAACATCTATATCGAAGTCTTGATAATATTCTCTTATTCCGTCTGTGCCATACCAAAATTCATTCCCTTTACACCACATCCAATTCCCGTCAATGTTGTGTGCCCACATTCTTATGCTTAAAGGATAACCATAACTAGAACTACCGCTTCCGTTTACTTTAATTTGGGCATATACTCTTATTCCCCTTCGTGTGCCACTTCCCCATAACTGCTCGGCATATAAAATATAATAACATTGAGGACTACTTCCAAAATATCCACTAGTTATTTGTGTTGACACTTAACCACCTCCTATATAGCATAAAATCCCCAACCATCAGACATGGCTCTCATTTCTATTCCATTAGTTTTAGAAGTAATTTTATCTTTTACAGATACTTCACCATCTACAACTACTTTTACATTTTCTTTACCACCTTGACGTGTAAATTTAAAATCACCTTCTGAACCTTGTCCGCCTTGATTATCTATAACTAAAGTATTGTTAACTTCATTTATATTCTTATGTCCGATATCTAAACTTCTATTTTTATTAACTCTTACATAACTATTTATATTTACCTCTGTTCCGAATACTGAGAGAATTCTATTTTCATTATTATATTCAATTCTCTTATCTGAAACTGGACCGAATGTAACATTACTATTAAATATACTCTCATCTTTACTAAACTTTATATATAATTCAGTTCCAGGAAGTACTGCTACATTCCCATCTTGACCCAAATAAGTGTTATCTCCACCAATAGTTAAAACCCCATCTTTTATTGTTAAGTCTTCATTGTCTAAGCTACCGAATAACATCCCACTTAAAATAGCATTTGTTGCGTGGAAGTTACCATTTTGCAATACCCTAAAAGGAGCGGTATCTCGGTTTTCATAAGAAGCACCTGCCCAAATTCTTATAGGATTTACTTCTTTGTCATCAGCATAATTTGTAATACCTGCGTTTGGAAGAATTACATTACCTCTTATAGTAGCTTGATTTAATGTTGCAGTACCATCAGGTCTTATTTCATAACCAGTACCCTTTTGATCATCATAGTTTCCGCTATGCAATAAGCCATTTACTTCTACTTGTCCTGTATCTGCTATAGAGAAGGTATTTGTATTGTCTGGTCCTTTTACTGTAATACCACTTAATAGGTCTATCTTGTCTGCCTTTATTGTGTTAGTTGCTATCATGCCGCCATTAATATACGTCTTTCCACTTTTAACATCAAATACAGGCTGTAAATCTTGATTAAGCATATCAAATGAAATTAATCCTTTTAAATTAATTCTCTCGTTTGAAATCGTTCCAGTAACTATATTAGAAGCATCTATCTGTACTGCTTTAAGCTGATTAATAAATGCATTGTCACCTACAAATAACTGATCTATATTTAATCGTGTAGGGCCTATGGAATGTTCTACTATTTTACTCTCGGATACAACATTGTCTGCAAGTCCTGCTGGAATAAGTACACCTTTGTCACTATCAAATATTGCATTTCCTTCGGAGTTAAGAACTAATATTCCGTAGTACCCTCTAGAATCCTTTCCTATTTGTATTCTTACTTTCGGTGTTGTCTGATTATCTTTTATTTGAAGTGTATTTCCTTTTATATTAAAAGTTCCATCTATAGAGCTTATATCAAGTTCACCTGTATCAACAGTACCGCTCTTTATTTGCTTAGCATAAACCTCTTTTATTTTTGCACTTTCTATTGTGGCATCTGCTATCTGCGCATTTGTAATACTTGCCTTCTCAATCTTGGCACCGCTGATTGATGCATCAGTTATATTTGCATTTCCTACTTTAAGAGTTTCAATTTGAGCTTGTTTTATTTTTATAGCACCAACATATGCATTAATTGCGCTTATAACATTAGCTTTTAATCTTTCTGTATCCATAGATCCACTTGTTATTTTATCTGCACTCAAATTCCCTATCTTAGCAGAATTTATTGTTGCACTTGTAGCATCTAAGTTTATTGCTTTTATTACATTTGCTATTAATCTTTCAGTATTTATATCACCGCTTGTTATTATATCTGCACTCAGATTTCCTATCTTAGCAGAATCTATTGTAGCCGTATCAGTGGTTAAATTTATTGCTTTTATAATATTAGCTTTCAACCTTTCAGTGTCTATAGAGCCACTGGTTATTTTCTCTGCACTAAGATCACCAATTTTCGCAGAAGAGATTTTTGCGACTTCTGCTGATAAGTTTATTGCTGCTATTACATTAGCTGCTATTTTATCCGCTGTAAGCTCTCCAATTTTAGCTATGTCTATTACTGCACTTCCAATATAAGCATTAATTGCATTAATGACATTTGCTTTAATTCTCTCTGCAGATATATCTCCAGCATTAATTTTAGAAGCATCTACATCTTTCACTTTTAAATTTGTTATAGCTGCATCTTCTATTTGAGCAGTACCAACCTTTAAATCTTTTATGATAGCAGCTGAAATCTCTGCTATATCTATCTTTGCACTATCAATTGCCCCATCAGCTATGTGTGCACTATCTACTACTAAATTATCAAATACACCACTTTCAGCCGTCATTGTTTTAGCATCTATTCTGTCAGCTGTAATTGAGTTAGCCTTTATATTGTCAGCTGTAATATTCCCCGCAAGTATCTCATTTACTATCAAATAATTAGCCACCATTTCTTTAATGGCATTAGTAATACTATTACTTCCATTAGAGCCAGTACTATTATTTGTTTTGGGTACATTAGCGCTAAATTCAGATATTATCCCACCATTATAACTAATCTTGTGAGAAACTATTGGTATTTGCCTTACTATATTCTTTTTATCTGTAAGTGTAATTACATCTCCACATTCCAAGTGTGGCATCCCCTGTGCTTTTAAGTTGTAACTTGGATAGCTGAAAGGGTACATTCTATCATATATAGTTTTAAGTTCCGCAACTGTTGAAACACTGTCATTTTCAAATTCAAGAGTTGAACCTGTTATATCTCCATACTCTAAATTAGGATTATCACCATCTTTTTTACATACTAATTTAGATATCTTTACATTGCTATCACTCTTTAAAGAAAAGTCTATATAGTTATTTATATCTAAACTAAAATCTACTGCGATAAATTTTCTAAATTCAATCTTATTATCTCTATTTATTAAACAGTTCGCTGTTGCAAGTTCTGCCATCTCAGATAATATATTTCTTATATTTCCATTAGGCTTAACTTTTATATTTACGTTAGGAAGTTGAGTTATATCTGCAAATACTAAACCATACTTACTTGTCAGTTCATCTGCTACACTTTTTAAAGGAGCTGGATATACTAAAGTTGACTCAAATGCTAAGCTTTCATAACGTTTCATCATATCAAAGCAATCTATTGAAATAGTTTGATCTGTTCTTTTTATTGACTCTGGGTCGGCATAGAAAGTTCCTAGTGGTACCCACATAAGATTACCAACACCATCATCAATGGCTATAGAAGGTTTAATTGATTGAGTTGTATAGTAAGAAGGAGTATTACCTACTCTCAAAAGGCTTAAGGTTAATTTAGCTGCAGTTGCTCCACCAATAGCGGGCAATCCATCATTTCCAGAACTATATTCTACACTTAAATTCTGAACCTCTAGATTAGTTAATATTTTATCTCCTATGCCAACCTTTATAGCAGTTAATCTTGAAGGTTCCTTTATTTTATTTAAATAAGTAGAACTTACATTATACATCTAACCCCTCCTTTCTTATTTCTCAATGAAATTCATTTTTAATCCACTCCACTTAACTTCTCCATTCTTGAATTGATAAGCTGGTGCAGTTCTATCCCCTACATACATAGTTTTAGTTATAGTTCCTAGTTGTGGGTCTGGGAAAGTAATTGTAAAAAACTCACCACTAACAGCATTTAGTAGTGCTGAAATCTCTGATTGGCTAAGTGGTTGCCATTCTAAATTAATTTTACGTTTTACTGCTATTCTATCTCTAATAAGAGTACCAGCTGCATTTCTATTTGTTTCCCCATCTAGGTCCTGTACTGTAACCTCATAGACTTTAGGCGTGGCAATGGCAACTCCATTTATTTTAATCACTTCACCACCTCCTTTTATAAAAAATAGGATGTAGAAAACTACACCCTATAGATTAAATAAAATTCTTCCTTCTTGTTCAAATAATTTATTTACACTATCCACAACTACCCTTGCAAAAGTACTGTCTCCTACTTTGATTATAATTTCAGCTGGCCTATCTGAATTGTTGTTATAACTTCCCTGTGGCATTCTACCTAAAAGCTTATCAGCTAATAAATCAAGTCCTCTTGTATTATTCTCTAATGGAACTATAGCCTCTTTTCCTGCTTCACCTACTATACCTAATGTTGCTCTATCTACAATTCCACCTTTAGCAAAATAGTTGACTCCTACCTTAGGTACTTCTTTAGTTTCAGCATTAAAGTTGCCTGTCATATAGAAGTGAGGTATTTTCACTTTTAAAGTAGCACTAAAATTATCAAATAAAGACTTAATATCTCCTAATGAACCTGAGATTCTACTATAAATATCACTCATTCTAGAACTTATATTATTGTATATACTTCTGAATGAATAGTCAGCAGAATATCCTATCGTGTCAAATCCATTCTTCATAATATTTAAAGTGTTATCGGTTGTATTTACTACTTGATATAGGGCCACATTTACAGTATTTGATATATTATTAAAGGCACTTTTTATCGTATTGCTTGCCTGGTTCATGCTACTACTTATACTATTAGCAATAGCAATAAATGCTTTACCTACTGAACCTCTTATTACATTTACAGCATTATTAACCATGTTTATCATGTTCAACATTATTCCAGTAATACCACTGTTAGCACTACTAAATTCAGCAGTTATAGAAGCTCCTACTCCATCAAAAGAAGATTTCATTGACTCTGACATACTAGCGGAATCATCAGCAAAAGCACTTATATTTTCTCTTGCTACATCTAAACTTTCATTAACTATTGCCATGGATTCCTCAGCTGTAGTAGCTATATTTTTATAAGCATCTTCTTGTGTAGTGGCACTGTCTTGATTAGCTTGAGCCATTGCATCTGTAGCTTCTTCAACTGTTGTTACTTGATCCCCATAAGTACTTTGAGTTAAATTCTTTATTGCTTCTCTATCAGCTGCTATTTCATCTCTTAATTTCTGTTCATATATTCTACCTTCTTCTGTAGTATTACCGTGAACAAATAAAAGCTGATTTAAAGCGTCTTGTTTATCTGCAATAGATTGCTTATATTTTTGGACTTCATTATCAAGGCTAGCTTGAAAATCTGCATTAGCTTGGTCCATCTTTTCTTTTTTCTGTTGATAAGATAGGCTTTCATCATTCTGGATAGTCTGTAGGTAAGCCGCATGCCTTGCAACTCTATCATCATATTTAAGACCTTCATAGTTAAGCATATCGTCATTAATACCTTGAATAATCCCATATTGCTTCATGAATTCATTCTTCTCAGCTTCGGTTAAGTCAGCGTACATGGCTTTAACTTCTTCATTATAAACTGATTGATTACTTCCCATCTCTGCCAACTTTTCAGTGTTATGATTTTTAATTGCATCCAGGTACTCTGTTGCTGATTGAGATAACATTCCAAACTTCTCTGTAGCTGTTTTAGTAGCTTCATCTACTTCTTGAGACAGTCTAGTAGCATTGAAATGAATACTGTCTAAATACCTATTTACATTACTTGTAGCTGTTCCAAATGCATCATCAGTGGTCTTGGCTGTTTCTTCTGCTGTAGTTCCAATGGATTCGATATTTTCTTCAACTTCCGGTTCTGTATCCCAACCAAAGAATGATTTTATTTTATCCCATAGTCCCCCTACCTTGTCTCCAATCCAACCTAGAACTTTACCTAAAGCGTTTGATATATTGGTCCACCATCCCATATGGTCACCTATCTTTTTTACTGCTATTACTAAACCTGCTATCAGCGATATCATAAGTATAATGGGACATGCATCCATTGCCGCATTAAGCAGCCATTGTGCAACAGTAGCTCCACCCATTGCCAATGCATGTGCTTTTTCAGCTACGGTAGCAGCAATTAATCTAACTTTTTCCTGTACCCATAGAGTAGCATTAATTGATAATTGTCTAGCTTGATTTACTAAATTTAGTGTTCCAGTTTTAATTGTCAATGCTAAACTTTTCATGGCTCCAATTGGATTTAATAATATATTTTTTCCCCAATTTATAAACTCTTTAGCATTAGTTCTTATTCTACTACTAAGTGTTATAAATTTAGCAAGAAGTGTTTCTCCTATAGATATTGAGAATGCTTTTATTGCATTAAAACAATTTCTCCCAACTTCTATTGACCATTTACTAAAAGCTGAAATATTACTCATTATAGGACTTACTAATGAGTATAGTCTCTGTGCCAATCTACCTCCAGCAGTATTAAATAAAATCATTTCTCCTTTTGCAATCAAGAACCCATCTTTCATCGCTCCTAAAGAACTAGTAACACTCATAAAATTACTCACTAGATTGCTAACCTTCCACGCTGTCCATAAAGCTATAAATACTGTTAATACCTTATGACATTTTTCTATAACTATAGCAACTGCTTTAATTGCTCCTGCAACTATATTTAAAGTTAATGCACAAGCTTGAATAATTATATGTCCTGCCCAACTATCCATAAATGCTCGTACTACATTTATAATATCTGTAAGAACTTTTGCTAGTGTTGTTCCAACTATAACTACAATATCACCTATACAGTTAATAAATGCTTGACCTCCTAAATTCATAAACTGGCTAAACCAATTACCTGCAGATATGATAAAATTTCTTACTGCTATAGCTAAACTATTCATAGAATCTATAAACTTTCTAGTATATGGATTGTTATCTGGATTAAGATGGTTCCATAGCCTTCCTAAAGCAACTAATATGTCTCCACCTATTTGTAAAGCTACACCACCTATTACTATACCTATTTCAGCCATATGCTGTACAAACTCTTTGCCACCATGTTCCCATACAGAAATTAAAAAAGACTTTAGGGAATCACAACTATACCCAAAAGCCTTCTTAAAATAATCCCATTTGCTAAGAAACCATTCTCCATAATTGTCCCATGCTTTTTCTAATGGAGCTAGTAATTCCTCTAAGATATTTTTAACCTTATTATTTAATTCTGTTAATGAATTTTCAGTTTTGCTAGTATCTATTGCTGGACTACTTATTGTTCCTATTCCTCCAGCTCCACCCGCACCGCCACCAGAATCATCCGCAGATTTTAATTTATTAATCTCATCAATTCCCATTAATGCTTCTAGTTTTTTCTTAGCCTTATCAGCAGATTTCCCTACTCCGTCAGTAGCACCACCTAAATTACTCATAGCACCAGTTGCATCATCAATCCCACTAGTAGCTCCTGAAAAAGCAGTATTTCCTCCACCAGAACCTCCACTAAGACTAAAACCTAGTGAATTAAGTACAGAATTAAAGGTGTTAGCCATTTGTACTAACTTAGCCATAATAGTATTTATAACTTTAATCACTGGAGTAAGTACAGCTATTAAACCTTGACCTATATTAGCCTTTAAAGATTGAAATTGTAAACTTAGTAACCTGACTTGGTTGGCCCATCCATCAGATGTTCTTAAAAAGTCCCCATTAGCTGCACTTAAATTTTGTGTTACATATGCTAATCTTAAAGCTACTTTTTCTTGTTGATTCATAGCACTTGTAGCTTTCCCAAAACCATTTGCTAAAGCAAAGGCATCTAAATTTTCTTGAGTCATAACTACGCCCAATTCTTTTAAACTTTCAGTCTCACCTGTGAAAACAGATTTTAACTTAGTATAGGCTTCGTCTTGAGTAATATTATAAAATGATGCTACATCACCAGATAAGTTAGTTAAAGTTTCAGCCATTTCTTCTGCTTTGGAAACAGTGAATCCCATAGACTTAGACATAGCCCCAAAGTTACCCATATACTTCTTAGCCATAGTCTCTGAAAGTCCTACTGTTTGCCATGCACTATTAGCAAATTCATTAACTTTATCTCTCATACTTCCAAAGGTTACATCAACAACATTCTGAACTTCTGCAAGGTCAGATCCTAAATCTAAACATGATTTTGTAAATCTGCCTATTGCAGTTATTGCAAAAGCACTAGCTAATATTTTCCAAAGTTTAGCAAAAGTTCCACTCATGCTATCAACTTTATTATTAACTCTACTGGCCATGCTATCAACTTTATTTTGAACCTGCGCAACTTGTGTATTGAACTGCTTCGCATTGGCATTAATGACAACTTCTAATTCTTCTAAGGTCATTCGTTCTCACCTCCAATCTTTCGCATATTCATTCTTTGAGCAAACTCTCTCATATGTTGCTTATTGATTTCTATCTGTGCTTCAATCTTTTTTTCTTCATTGATTTTATTCTCTTCTTGGAATAAGTCTGCAAATATATCAAGGAATTGTATAGGCTTATTATCTTTGCTAACAATACATGCAGTTCCGTTTGTGATTAATGTAGATAATCTATAAACCATATCTGCAGTATCTTTTCTTTTTATTTCTCTTCTTCTTAAATAAGAATCTCTTGCCTTAGTTACTTCACTTATTGTCATGGAGTAAAATTCATCTACAGATAATCCACAGTCTAAAGCATCATCAAGTAAATAATCCTCAATGAATTGTGTATATGTTTTAGGCTCTTTATTGTTCAAAAATGGGGAAGCAGTATTTTCACCATCTTCCCCTACTTTAAATTTTCTGTTTTCTCTTCTGGAGTTCCTAAAATTCCACTCTCAGTTAATAAGTCCATAATAAACTCAAATAAATCCATCTGAGTTTTTCCACTCTCTATATATTCATCTAATAAATCGCAAGTCTTTTCAAAGGTCATTCCGTGATGGAATTTTTGAAGTGCCCCCCATAAAACTGTAACCAAATATTTTAAAGATGGTATCGGAATCTTGTTTACCTTTTTCATATTAATATTACCTTTACCATCCATAGGTGCTGACGAACTCATTTCTAATATTGGATCTAATATATTACATCCAAGTTTTTCCTCTATACATATAGTTGCACTAGTTGTTAACTTTAACTTATATTCCTTTTCTTTTACTGTTAATATCTTATATAATGCCATTTACATCATTCCTTTCTTATTTAAACCATAATAAAAAGCACTCACATAAGTAAGTGCTTAAACTTTATATATTTTATTTTTTCCCTGCTTTCCAATGATGTCCACATTTTAAACAAGTAACAATAACTTTGTTCTTTCCTGTACTCCCAACTATTGCTCCAGCTAAAGGACTTACTGCTAATCCTAGAACACCTTTAGTAGCACTGAATCCTTTTTTATTTCCAGTCAAAGAAGTACTTCCACATTTAGGGCAACGTGCCACATTGTTATCATCCTCGTTATGACTTGTCTGATTAATTGACATATCTTTTAATGGGCATTGATTCCATGTAGTTTTTAAGTCGTTCCAAGCTGCATTTAATTCTTCCTTATCTTTTGATCTTCTCTGTATAGTAGTTTCTTCTTCATATTCTTGTATGCCCAATTTTGCTTTCATGTAATCTTTGGAGTTGATTTGTTCATTTTCTTCTCCCAAATGAGTCTTTAAAGTATTATACACCTTTACCGCATCTTTTATTTTTTCAATCTTTATCTTAATTGGTAACTCAGATTCAATATATATTTCAATTATTCCATTATTTAATTTAACCTGTTGTAAATTTTCTAATGGGAAATATAACTTGTAGCTCAATAAAAAATCCATATACAGACCTTTAGGGTGAATGCTTATATTGCAGGTATCAACCTTTTTTAAATCTTCTGCCTCTAATATTTCAGCTACAGCAGAACATTCAAACCCTAACGATCCGCCGTCAGCTTTTTTAAGCTCTTTAAATCTATTCTTATCAACTAACATTGTGTCTCCCCCTATACCCTTATTAATACAATAATATAACAAAAATGGTAATAAGGGAAGGCACTAATTTTCTTATGATGGATCTGTTACTGTTATCTCACTTTGTAAAGCAAGTTGAAGAGTAAACTCTATAACTCCATTAACTTCACCACCAGATAATTTAACGTTGCATTGGGCATCAAACTTAAACTTAGTGCCATCTGGATATGCTTGTTCAAAGCTTGTTACTGTTTTAGCATCTGCTAAAGCTCTTAATATTCTATATGAACTTTTAGCACTACTATTCTCATATTTGAATTTATATTCTAGATCACCATAATCTCCTATACCAAACTCATACTTTTTAGTTGTATCTTCTAAACAAGTATTTTCAACCTTTTCTGGGTCTTGTCCCATATCAGGAACACTTTTCAAACCAGTTAATTTAGTGTATGTGTCTTCTGTTGTTTTATAACTTAATGTAATTCCGTTTGCTAACATTTACATCATTCCTTTCTTAATTTTGATATACAAACTCTGTTGAGGTATCTATAATTCCTTCATACCTCATTACTTTATGCTTTAATCCACTTGTGTCTGAAACATCTTGGCAAAATGTACGTTGCAACCCTAGTTTAGATAATCTCTTATCAACTTCTATTGCTGCAGTTGATGTACTTCTATTATGCCAAATATCAATTCTATATCTTAGATATGACTTTGATTCTTCTCCATCTACCCATTCAGCAACTTTATTATCTTCTTCTGTATATTGTACAGCGGGGAATGTTGCCCAGTCTGCTGGATAACTATCACTTACATTGGAAGATATATCTTTAATAGCTGCATACACTTGATCCTTAACATTAATCATTTCTTACATAACCTTTCAATTTCTTTTTTTATATCTTCTTTAATATTCTTTTTTATTAAATCCTCATTATTCTTAAGAGCAGGATATAAAAAAGGTTGTGCTGGTTGTCCTTCTATCCATCTAACCCCTACATCAGGAATATTTACTTTCCATTTATCCTGTTTATAAGATAATGGCCCAGGATATTTATCTCCACTTGAAGCTTCACCTTTTTTACCAGTCCCAAATTCAACATATGGAGCATATTCGATATTTGTAAATACCTTTCCTGTTATCTTCTCATTTTCAGATTTAACATCAGTAAAAATGTTTTTTCTTAAATCTCCACTATCCACTGGGCATAAGTCCTTGGCTTCACCTTGAACTAACTTAGTCTGTTTAGCAATGCTTGTTTCCAGCACCTTATTGGCATTTCCACCAATGGCATTAAGTTTCTTAATTAAAGAATCTACTCCATTTATACTCATAGTATCTTCTCCAACTCTATTACCTTATGGCTATAGTGTTTAATGGATATAACCTTATAATCTGGCTTACTATCCTTAGATACATAAACACACATGCCATCACCTTCTCTTAATTCCTGTGGACCATCATAAAGCATATTAAGCATATAGTTAAGCCTTTGACCATATATTTCGGCTTGAAGCTTTCCGCTTGCAGGAGAAATGTTTGCTTTGATTTCAAGACCTTCTTTTTCAAAGTCCTCGTATATGCCGCCTTCACTATCTACAACTATAGTTTTCTTTTTAAGATAATATAGTTTTTTATTGGTTATTCTCAATCATACTCACCGCCTTAAGCCTTCTGTAAACTTTAAGTCTGCTTTTAATATTTTCTGGCATTTCATAGCTTACAGATACACCGCCTTGACTCCTAGATGCCTCTCCTTCATGTTCCATCCTGTTATAATATACAATAGCTAACTCCCTTTGCAAAGCCTCCATACGTGGCAATAATATATTTCTGTTAGTATAGTCTAGGATGTCATTCTCAGCATCTTCAAGAAGTTGTGTAAGTAAATTGATATCTGCATCCGGCAACCTTACCTTTAATTTTTCTAGTTGTGTCATATTAACACCTCATTAAAAAGAGAGGTATTACCCTCTCTTTAAGCACTAGCTTTCTTAACACATATTTGAATAGCAACATGTCTTTCATCTAGTATAAACACATCTTCGAATGACTCTTCAAAGTACACATATTTACCTTGAGATAATGCACTAGGGTCTTGTAGTTGTGCAAATTCATAAGATACGATTGGTAATATAGAAGAAGGATGAACTAAAATCATAGCCATATCCCCTGCACTTGTTGCTGCTTTAAATCCTCCAGCTTCTTGACCAGATGTTTTACCATCATTAAAAGTGTAAGCTGTTTTCATAAGAGTTGTTGGAACTCCAATGATTTCAACTTCATCAAGTCTTGATAGTGTTCTAGTTAATACCTTATCACCATTTGCTCTAACAATAGCAACTGCATTATCTAGTAATGTCTTTGTGTAAGTATCTACATAAAGTAATCTTCCTGTTGGAGACACTAGACCTTCATCCATTGCATCCATCATTGCATCAAACTTAGCCAATGCAGTTTGAGAAGTTAAAGCAGTTGTTTCTGCAGTTATAGCAGCTTTAGCGTTTTTAAGGCTATAAAGAGTAGAAAACATCATTGCATCTAACTCCGGAAACTTTTGAGTTTCATTCATAGTTTTTGTGATATTCTGAATGGAAGCCACTTGGTTAGTTTGATTTACATCTTGAGGATGTACTAAGGTCTGCCATATTCTATGTTTAGTTAAGGTCTTAGTTTCCCAAGAGTTAGAGAAGTTTTGAGAAAAGTCTCCTATCTTAGTTCTATCTCCATCTACTCTACCGCCTGTAGATAGCTTTGGTATCTTTATTGTCTTAGCATCTACTACTTTGTATTTGCTAGAGTTTTCTGTGTTCCATAATGCTCCACTATATAAAGCATATGGATAAGCATTTGCTAGTTCCCTTGCGTATTGTTCAGCGTAATTAACTGTCATTTATATTCCTTCTTTCTTTTAATTATTTTGTTGGTTTTGGTCTTACCCCAGTAAAGTTAAAACCAAATGTTGATTGGTTATTTCCTTGACCACCCTTAGGAGGATTACCACCTCTTAACTTCTCATTTACAGCCTTTTCCACCGCAGATTGAAAGGCCTTTTCTACTGCTTCAATACTTGCATTACATTGTTCAGCATCAGTAAAATTAAGAGCTCCTATAAGCTCCTTAGGCAAGTTCTTCTCTGCTAGAGTCTCGTAAGCCTGTGCCTTAAGTTCTCTAGTAGTTATATCTTTTTCTCTTTTCTCTAGCTCTGCTATTCTTTTTTCTTCTGCATACTTTGCCTTCTGTTCAGCATTCATCTTTGCTAGTTTCTCAGCTTCTGTCTTAGCATTTTCTAATTCAGTAGCTTTTTCTGTTTCCCATTTACTCTTTGCAGTTTCAAGAGCCTTAGCAACCCTTTTATCGAATTCTGATTGATACTTTTTATCCCCCAGAATATCATCAAAGGTTTTTTCTCCACCTTCTGCACCGCTAACACCTTCTCCTGTGCCTTCCCCACCTGTTTGAGAACCTTCTCCACCAGATGCACCAGCACCTCCATCTGCTCCACCATCCGGAGCCATAAAAGGTCTATTAGCAAATAGTTGTAAATTCATTATCATAAATCTTTTCATATTTTCCTCCTTGCCCGATACATTCCTAATGGCCCATATCGTTCAACTATAATATTTAAGCAGTTTAGAGCCTTACTTAGGGCAAAATAAAAAGGCTATACTAGCCTTAATTAATCACTTCACGCAGGACAATACCCACACCTCGGACACCGTGGCCCATTAAAATCTTATCCCACAAACTGGGCATACGTGCATTAGTCTCACCTCTTTTTAGCATAATAAAAGCACCTACTCTTTATCTAAGTAAGTGCTTACTATTTAATTGGGGTTCTATCCCAACCACATTTTTCACATATGCTATTTGCTTCATCTATATCAAATCTATCCTCTATGTGCTCTATATCCATGTCATCTTTTCTTACGTCACCTATCTCCATACAATACCCTCTGGAAATCATTCTTTTTAATAATGGACACATTTTTTTATCTTCTACCCTTGGCATTCCTTATACCTCTCTTATGAATTTTTCATATTTCTTTCTCCACTTTTGTGGAACTGCAGTTACTAACTCATTATCAAAATTTAGAACAGCATATCCAACATCAGATATAAACTTAATTGTCTCTCTGTCTTTATCATACAAAACTACTTTTGCATTATTTACAAACTCTTGCGCCTTTTCTTTAGTCATATTATATCTATCAGACTTTTGTTGTAAATTTTCCAATGCATGACCTCTTAATTTTGTAATTTTAGGATAGTAATTATTTACTATATAATTGCTGGTGTCTGCTCTATCAATTATATTTATATTATGCTCTTTTAGTAATTGCTTTACCGTTGCGTATTCATATAATTCTTTTAATTTTCTGAATTCCTCAATATCATTATACTTCAACTCCTGGAAGTCTTTCAATGTCTTTGGAGAATCTTTCCCCAGAACTTCCTTAAACTTATTAAATTGTTTTCTATCAGAAGCCTTATTCCTAATCATCTTTTGGAAAGTTTCAGCTTTCTGTTCTCCATACTTGTCTACTACGCACTTTTGATACCATTCTTTATAGTCCATGTCCTCAACAATATAGTTCTTGCCTGTCTCTGGATCACGTGCTCTTCTTCTCCTAGTCATTCCTTCAAAGTATGCTCTCTTTGTACTTCTACACCATGGATGAAGTGGTGGAAGGTTTTCTCCTGGTATTCCTTTAGATACTTCAATAATCTTTCCATCCATTTCTCTACACATAGGAGAAGTTCTTAAGTCTAAGGTGGCAACAAATATATACTTATCAATATCAAGTTCTTTATAGCTTTCTAATTCAGCCATGTTGGTAACATAAGTTGTTTCAGTACGTACCAACCTTTCAGCTGCCATCTTGCCATAAGTACTTAATTCTTCCAACTCTACAGCCATCTTCTTAGAACTTTTACCACTCATAAGTCCGGATGTAACAACTTCTTCTAGCTTACTTGCCAGTACATCACTATTACCCCATACTCTTTCTGAGTAATGCTTACCACTCCAATTATTCTTTAATATTTCCTCAATAGTAGAAACAGGCATTGTAGCAAATTCCGTTACAACACCTGTCCCCTTTTGAATATCATATATATTTTTATAATAAGCTTTATTAATATTATTGATATATCCTAATTCACTTTGTTTTAACTCAACCTCAGCTGCTTTTTTAGTATTAATATAAATACTCTCTTTAAGTGCTTCAAGCCTTGACATTCTCGCATTATAGGCTTTTGCATTGAGCTGTGCCATTAAGTACTGCTTTAAATCTTTATCTTCAATGTAAGCTATCTTTGCTCTAATGTTCTCTAGTTCCTTCTCAGATATTTTACTGTTAAGTAATGCCTTTGCTTCTTCAATACTTAATCCAGAATCTGTTTGGAATTTAAAGAATATCTTATTGATATCATTATTAATATCCTCAATAGCCTTATTATAAGCATTGTTAATTTTAAAAATAGTCTTATCACTATTCTTATGATATTCAGCCATTCTTTCATTGGCTCTATCTTTCCAATACTGGTTACTCTTCATCTACCTCACCACTCTTTGAAGCAGTTTTAAAGTCATAAGATCCAAAGGATTTTTGTTGCTGTTCTATTTTCTTTTGGTTCTCTTCTTCTAGCCTTTTTCTTTCTTCTTCGATATCTATCTCACCATCAAATCTTTTAACTCTAGTTTCCCATGATATAAACCCATCTGTTTCCTGTGCTATTCTAGCCATAAGTTCGTCATCCACAGGTAAACTACGCTTCATGGATATATCAATATTATTAGGATCTATATTCTTAGCTCTAATGTTCTCTATATTAGACATAAGCTTTAACCTTTGCCTCAATCCTTTCTTAAAGTATCTTTCTTTTGTCTTACCTAGTTGTTCAAAACCTAGGAGCTTATACTTCATTGCGATACCACTTGCATTACCTACAAAGTTTTCATCTGTAAGGCATGGCACCTTTGAAAACTCATGAATATCATCTTTAATAGCTTTTTTAAGAACTTCTACTTGATCCTCATTAAGTTGCTTAACTAACCATTTAGCATCTGTACCATCTTCTAACTCTATTATTTTATTTTCCATCAAATATTTAGCCGTCTCAGATACTTCATCCTTGGTATCTCCTAATGATTGCCCTACAATAACAAGAAAAGCATCTACTAGTTGCTCTTTATCATTAACTCTATCACTCTGCAATTTATCATAAGCATCAATTAGACTTAACACCCCTTCAAAATCACCCTTTAATTTCTTATTATTCTTGTACTCAACTATTGGTATTTCTCCAAAATAATGCTCTGCTCTATCCTTTTCCTCTGGCGATTTGCTACTTAAATCAGTAAAAAAATAATGTATTACCTCTTTATCGGTATATACATTAACATCATATCCTAACTTAGTATCATTTATATCAAGCTTTTCATAATAAGTTACAGCAAACATGGGCTTATGCTTTACAGTTGTATCACATACTAAGAATGTGTTAAATGGACTACTTACCGATAACTCAGGGAATGGAATTTCATCATCATTCATAAATAGCAATTCATATCCCACACCTAATATACTCATATCTATTGCTAATTCATTATTATGTGAGTCCTCATCTATTTGAGTAAATACATCATTTAATTCATCAGCGCCATCACCACTATAAGTTATTGGAGTACCAAATACATAACCTGTTGCCATATCCGTAATGTATTCTGCATGATTAGCAACTATCTTATTGTTTGGTATGTTAGGATTATCAAATACTCTGTTTAATATCTTATGCTTTCCATCATAGTAATTATTAAGAGTTTCATACCTATTAAGCATAGTTTTATGATTATCAATACACTTAACTAATAACTCTATTGGAATACTTCCATCCTCATTAAGAAGCTCTCTATCTTTATATATTGCCATATTAATTCACCTACCTTATCCCTAGTTTGGCTTTACTTCCTACACCTATTTTCTTTTTCTTAATGAATTGCTCTGCTACTCCTGTAGTTGCATCTGGAGCATCATCATGTTTATTCTTACCTTCTCTTTGATACTTTGTCATAGCCTTATAATATTCTGGCCATTTATCTCTCCAGTTTACTGGATAATAAATATGTTCCATTACCCAACTACTATTTGAAAGTATTCTAGCAATCTTATTCTCACTTTGATGAAACCATTCTATTTTAGTTCTATTGCTTCCTAATTCTTGATTAAGTATTCTCTCAACACTTCTTGCAAAGCCTCTTCCGCCATTGTTAGATTCTATTAATGCTCTATTAACTTGATGCTCTAAATATCTTTTAGCAACTTCTTTTTCAGTAGTTTCCATAGGTTCTTTAGTATAGTAAATATCTAGTATATAAGCCTCTTTGTTATACTCTCCGTAGATTATATTGCATAAATTATCATCTCCGGTATCAGCAGTATCACAATAAGCTTTAATGCCAGTAAATAGACAATTATCTTTATCATCCATAGGTAAACCATCATAAGTTTTAAAAACACTATATAAGCACCCTTTTAAGTCTATAGGTTCCTGCTGATAGTTGGCACTTGCAATATCTTCACCCATAGCCTTTATCTTAGCCTCATAGCTCTTCTTCGATAGAACTTCGTCACATAACATAGTGCCATCATCTTGAAGGGCTTTCATGCTTATATGCTTAATCTTTGCACCCTGTTCTTTATAATGATCTAATGCTTTTCCTGCTAAATCATCACTGGCCCATCTAGTCATAATGATTATTATTTTCCCGCCTTCTTCAAGTCTTGAGAGCATTGTGTTAGTAAACCAATCCCAATGCTTTTCTTTTACGCTTTCATTGTAGGCTTCTTCTGCATTTTTAATTAAGTCATCTATGATTAATAGTGATGCACCAAATCCTGTTGCTGTACCTGTTGGAGAAGTAGCAAGATAGTTATTATATCCACCTTCTAAAGACCAAAGGTTCATAGCTCCATCACCTTGTTTTATCTTAACGTTAGGAAACACATCTGAGAAAACTGGTTTATACTTATCTGCCTTTTCTTCCTGGATGCTGTTTCTAACATTCTTAGAAAACATAGTTGATAATGTTTCATTGTATGATCCTGTCATTATCTTTTCATTTTGATTTTTTCCAAGAACCCACTCAACAAATAAACCTGCTGTTCTTGACTTACCATGTCTAGGTGGTTCATTTATTATTAATACTTCATCATCACTTTCATAGAACTTCTGGAACTCATTACATAGTTCTACTAGGTATTTTCTATTCTTTTTATAAAAGTCAGGTGCTTTTAAATTGCAATAAAAAAAGAACTCACGTCTTGCAAGTTCACATTTAGCACCTAATTGTATTAACTTCTTATCCATCTTCTTCACTAGCTATCTTTAATAGCTGCTCTTTTGTAAGTCCTTCATAAGGATTATTTATATTTCCACTATGCTCTATTTGTTGTTTATCTCTCCATACTTCTGGCTTTCTATTCTTTAACCAGAATATCTGTGCTGTCGTATCTGGTGAAACTTCTTTTATTATTTCTTTTGTTACTTCTAGCTTATAAACTGGCATACCATGCACATCTACAAGTGGTCTGCCTGAGCTGTCTTTCTGCAATATCTTTTCCTTTGTAACTTCTTTATATTTATAGCCTAATGCTCTTTTTAATAGTGCATTTTCAACTTCTATATCTACTACTTCTTTTCCCTTTTTAAGGCGTTCAGAAAGTTCAGTATGCTCGTTCATGTACTTATAAAAAGTTACCTTGCTAATTCCTAAGTTCTTAGCTATCTGTTCAATAGTGAGCCCATCTCTTGCCCAGCCTTCTATTAATGTTAACTTAGGTTGTACTACTTTCTCATATTTTGACTTTGCCATGAACTCACTTCCTTTCTATCTCTGCCTTAAGGCTCCTTTAACTCTCTTATAACTTCTTTCCTTCACACATTCTTTTATATCTTCATAAGGTAATAAAGAAAGCTCTATCTCCTCACATTCTTTATGCTTGTCACATAGAGGTTTATGAAGTAAACAAGCACATTTTAAATCCTGACCTTGCCAGTTACTTAAAAATACATATTGTCTTTTCTTTAGCATATCTTTATCCCTCCTTATTTTTATAATAAAAAGGCTAGCTCTTATCAAACTAACCTAATAATCTTTTACCTTTTTCATTTTTGTTTCTACTGGCTCCTATAGGCTAATAATTAGTTATTATAAGTTCTTTATACTTTCCTCTAGCTTCTTTGTTTCTAGATACTGAGTAATTAACTTCAACTTCTTTAATATTAAAATCTTTATACCATTCTCTAACCTTCTCATGGTCATTGATTGTTAATAAGAATTTACCTTTTATTTCATTAAGCTTATCCCTTAATAATAAATGTTCTTTTTCTCCAAACTCAGTCCCATATCCTGCTGTTTCAAAATATGGAGGGTCACAAAAGAAAAAACTATGCTCTCTATCATACTTATCTATTATTTTTTCAAAGCTTAGATTCTCGACATATGTATTTCTTAATCTTTCTTTTAAGTCAACTAATATATTTTTACAGAATATTTGTGGCTTTGGTCTGCTTGTAGTTCCATAACCAAAATCTTTCCCTTTTCCTGCAAAGCTTTGACTTATTAAATACAAGAACCTTACTGCTCTATGAATTTCAGTTAAATATTCTAATGTACAATGTTTATATTCTTCAAATACATCTCTACCACTAAATTCATATTCTAGCTGCCTTTCTATTTCAGGAGCATGATATTTAATCATTTTAAATAAATTAATAAGCTCCCTATCAATATCATTAATTACTTCAACCTTTGAAGGATCTTTCCCAAAGTATACCCAACCTGCTCCAAAGAATAATTCTATATAACAACTATGCTCTGGTATCATCTCTATAATTGTTTTTCTTAATTTGCTTTTACCGCCCATTCTACTTATTGGTGGCTTTAACATATCTTCATCACTCCTTATATTCTGTTTTGGGTTAAATACACACCTAACTCGTAACAAAATATAAAAAGACACCTATATTTCTATAAGTGTCTTTCTGAAAAAGGGTATTGAGAATTTATGAGACTTACTCTATACGGCTATGTGCCTGTAGGTTAGGTCTTACCACCTGTCGATAGAGTTTTTATTGCTCAACTCGCCTTATAGTCACCTACTGAACATATAAGGGTCTTAGTTAGCTTATGGCGGATATAGCAAGAATCGAACTTACATATATAGGTTAACAGCCTATTGTTCTACCATTGAACTATATATCCATGTTACACCTAGCTTTTATACTAGGTGTTATATTTATAGGAGGCCAATCTGCAATGAAAACCATATCCATGTTTCCACAATACTATTATAAATCTTATTTTCTAAGTAATTATGCAACTTTTATGCGTTTTTTATGCTGTCATTCCACATATCCCACATTACAATTTTGTTTATCATTTGCCTCTTTCTTCTATTTACCTGCGATTGATCTAGATGCATTTTATGAGCTATCTTAATTTCATTTAGTCCTTCTTTATATTTCAACTCTAATATCTGCTTTAATTCTCCATTAAAATCTCTTATCTTCCACTCTATCTCATTAGATTCTATCTCAAGATTATCCAGTTGTTCTAGTATATGCTGCCTTTCTATACGCTTTTGAGTTACTCTCCTTATTTTTAATTCTGTTACTCTCATTGCTTCTCTTTCTGCATAACTCATTCCATCACTAGAAGTTTGTACTCTTTCATCAAAGCTAGGACTTTTACTTTCTGGTTCTAAATTAATATCACATTCTCTTAATTCTTTATTGATTGCTTCAATCTGATTATTTAACAAGTTTAATTTCTCTTTTAATGATTTTTCATGTTTATCTTTAGAATAATATCTATATAGCTTCCCTTCTGTCTTTCTAAAGAGTTCTTTATCTATATTAATCATCCCCTCACTTCGCATTATTTTAGGATTGTGACTATAGTAAACTTCCATCTATAAGTAAAATTTGATATTTCTCTGATAATTCTATATTTTGTTTAATAGCTTCCTCTTGTCTGTACTTAAAACTATTTATAGATTTATAAAAATCTTCTTCTTTTTCTTCCTCTGTTTCACAGTTTTCTATAAGTGCTTTTTTATATCTCTTTAATGCCTGTTTTTCTGTTATTATATCTGGAGTCAATTCTATTTCATCTTCTTCAATTTCTCCAACTATTTCTTCTTCATAAGCCTTTAAAGCTTCTTCCTCATTTAATGCTAAGATTAAAGCATAATATTCATGTTTATTAAATTCGTAAAGTTTCATTTTATTTCTCCTTTCAATTTCTTAGTATTGAGAATATAGGTCATGATGAAAGGTACATTCTGCCTATATTCTATACGTGATGTACTACGCATTTTCTTAGCTCCCCTTCCTATATAAGTTGCATATTATAATTTCCATTACACAAAATAACTTTGAAAGGAGGATATTCTATGAAAAAATATATTTGTATATTATTAATTTTAATAGGATTAATATTTAATCCGTTTATTTCAACAACTGCATTTGCTAAAAATGTATTTACAGAAGGTATTTATAAAGCAAGCGATTTTAACTTATCATATAATGATACTTATTTTGTGCAGAATGTTTCATCTGATAACAGCGCTCTTATTACTGTTTACAATGAAAATCAAATTGTTTTACAAAGTATTCGTTTAGCCCCTAAATCAGCTAAATTTAATTTGATACCTCTTAAATCCGATTATAGAGTTGTGATAGTTGGAACTGGTCAAATATTCATTGATAAAGATACCAAATAAATTCTTTCATCATTTTATTGTCATATGAGTATACAATCTTGTATAAGTATCCTCATATGACGTTTTCTCTAATTACTATAGCTTTTCAGTTTCTTTCATTTTCAATTATTTCAAACTTTGAACTCATTTCAGGTCTTCTCCTTTCATTCATCATTTCTTAGGATTGTAAACTTAAATAGGAATAGTTAGATCAAGTGGAGTGCCCCAATCAGTTTTAAGATCATACACTACAAATTCTTTTCCATCAATATTTAGTTTTGGAACATAATTAAAGTTCTTATCTAGTAAGGTTTTATTATCTCCATCATAAGAACCTATAATATAACCTATTTCCCACTTCCCATCTTCACTCATCTGATATTTAACTCTTTTTATATTCATTTTATTCCCTTCCTTCATCTTTTTTACAAACTCTCTTAGGATTCTGCAACACCATTTAAAACATTTACCAAGTAAATTAATCTATCTGCGTTTTGCATATCACTTTCATAAACTTCAATAGGCATTACGGATTTACATTCTAAGGCTGTTGCCACTAATGAAACTGAATTCTCTAGCATGGCATTTTTTATTAAATTTATATCCTCATTACTTAAATTACTAAATTTCATACACTCACCTCACTTCTTCACAATATCTACACTTATTGATCTTTATATTCTTTACCACACTGAGGACAAAAATTATTTTCTATATAAAGCTCATGATTGTTTTTAAATACTCCGTTATCTAAAAATTCTGTAGTTATACCAACTCTACAAAAATTAGATAAAATTGTTTTTTTACCTGGTATATGTCCACAATTACATTGCTGTATTTTTCTAGTTTGAGTTCTAAATATGTCTTCTTGCTTTCCTTTCATAATTTCACCTCGCTTCGCAATATCTACAAACTCTCTTAGTGTTACGAATTGATTTTATAAATTCTTATTTTAACCACCCCCTTTTACTCCACATTTTCTACAGATTACGAATTTTTAAATTCAACTCTAAGCCATGTTAGCTTGCTTCTTATAATCTCTATTTCTAGCCTTAAATTGTTCATAGCTTCTATTCCAGTAAAGTAACTAGCTTCTGCTACATCTCTTTTTAACCTTAGCTCTGCTACTTCTTCATTGCCTTTAACTAAGTCTTGTATTATAGTAACTGGATTTCCTTCTGCCCTTAACTTTAATATCTCTTGTGCTTGTCTAACCTTATAATCTTTCTCTGTTTGTGCTTTCTGTAGTCCTAGTGTCTTTAAAACTGTGTTTCCTCGTCCTAATGCTGCTATGCACTGGTCTAGCCTATTCATTAATTCCTGTGGTGTTGTATCTCTCATTCCTTATTCCTTCCTTATGAATCTATCCCTACATTGATGCTCTCTATTAGTGTCTAAATGCAAACCAAGTATACATTTACCACTATTATCACAAAAATTTAAGCCTTCTATATTGATACGATGCTTGCACATTTTACAACATATTTTTTTATTTCTTTCAATAACTTTCTCTAGTGGGGTCATCTTTATCACTCCATTCCTTATATATCTTCATCCAATCGTCAAAAGTCATTGTTACTAGCCATTCTGAACGGTCTTTCCTATGAAATACAGTAGGCAATTCTCCTTCTTTTGCATCTGACTTAGCTTGGCTTATAGCATCATAGATATTTAACCGTTCAACTCTCTTACACTCTATATGAATACCTACTAATCCAATCACATCTGCATCTCCATTAGCTCCACAGTACTGCTGTCCTCGTCTTGTGTTATAACCATATTCTTTAAGCTTAGAAGAAAGCTCTCGCTCTCCCCTAGCTCCTTTCTGCTTACTGTTAGTCATTGCTATTCTCCTTAGAATCAAATACTCCCATCTCTTGTATTTTTTCAAGACACTTATCACATAGTTGCCCTTTATAATGTACCAATGGTATTTCTACATCTACTGTTGCTCTATTAAAACACCCTTTGCTAACGCAAAACCCTAATTTCATCTTTATTTTTTTACTTAATTTCACTTTTACATTCTCCTAACTTTTGATATTGATAGTCATATGAGAATAGATAAATAGATTAGTATCCTCATATGACGTTGTTCTACCTAAATTAAAAAGGAATGTCATCCCCGTTTATTGGTTCTATATCTTTATCAAAACCTTGTCCAAAGTCTTGATTGTTACCATTACTTTGTGTTCCTACTCCTTTACTCAAAAATGAAACTTCTTGAGCCACAACCTCAGTAATATATCTTTTCTTGCCTTCTTTGTCGTCATAAGACCTTGTTTGTATTCTGCCGCTGATAGCCATTTGACTACCTTTACTCATATAATTAGCAGTATTCTCAGCTTGTTTTCCCCAGATTACAACATTTATAAAATCAGCTTCATTATTCTTAGTTTGTGGATTATACTTGTCTACTGCTAAGGTTATAGTAGTAACTACTGTTCCATTCCCTGGAGTATACTTTAAGTCTGGATCCTTTGTAAACCTGCCGATTAAAACTACTTTATTCATTCCTTATCTCCTTCCTAGTTCTATTTTAAAAATTTTCTCATTCTATAATTGTATTTACTGCCTTCAAACACCGTTATGTTCTCACCACAAGTTTCTAGTATTCTTCCTGCTAATGCTTCATCTAAATTAGCTAAGCTTTCAGGTGTTGCCTCGGTACTAATTAACGTAGGAAGATAGTTTAAATACCTATAATTAATTATTTGATAAAGATGTTTCATATCAGCCTCAGTAAGTTGTCCCACTAATCTACCACTTTTAAATTTATCTTTAAACAAATCATCTATTATTAAGACTTTTGCCATCTGGTATCTTGAGGACAATTTGATATAGTATTCATCATCCATAGCATTAGCCTTAAGCTCTCTCATAGCTTCAAGATAAGGCATGTATATAGTTTCTGTACCTTTGTTAATTAAAGCGGCTCCTATTGAGTTTATGATGTGTGTTTTTCCCGCACCTGGTTGGCCAAACAATCCAAAACCATTTTCTCTAGTCTTTTTAATTTTCTCAAAACCAGTTATATAATTTATAGCTTTGTCCCTTGCAGATTCTTGTACATAATCCAT